ATTCTTCACCTTGTATGCCATTAACTATGCAGTCCATCATTTCAGGAGTTTGGATAAATGCAGAGCAATTACCACAACGCATAGTCTTGGCAGTTTCTATTGGTGTTTGCCATTCATCTGACTTGGCACTCCAAAATTCTTTGTTTGGTTCATCTGGGTTAGCTGGACCATAACCTACATTTTTAAACGCCCAGTCCCTATTCTTTAGGTTGAGTTTTATGTCGTGAGTTACGACTGGACATTCTTTAGCCATTATTTTTTCTTTTTAGCCATGCCACTAACACTTAATGCAATAGCGGTTGCTTGTTTAGGGTTAGATACTTTTTTAGATGACTTACCTACGTTTAAAGTTCCTGCACCAAATTCTTTATAAACTTTTTTCATTTTTGCCATCTTGCCTGCTTTGGTTGTTGGTTTCTTCATGTGGCTTCCTTAACTTAATAAATGTATCAAACTGACAATTTTGGCAAACAGGATAACCGGTTGAGTCGTATGCTTCACCGCATTGTTCACAAACATTGACCATAAAAAAAAGCCCTATTCAAATAGGGCGAGTTGGAGATTACTAAATGAGTGGGCGTAATTATCCCATCACCAACGATTATACCATGAAAATGGGTTCTGTCAAACGCTTTAAGCATTGATACGCTTACTTGCTATCGTGAGCAGGTTATCCATTGCCATCTCTAATTTGTATTCATACGCTAGTGGTTTCCTAGCTTTTAAGTATCTACAGTAAAGTGCGTCTTGTTGTTCTTTAGGTAAACTGTGTATGATAGCATCTAGCGTTCTTACGTTAGTCATGTCTTGAGCTGAACACATATCTTCAAACGCATCTGTAGTAGACTCGCCACCTGATACCATGCCTAATGACTTGCTAGGATAAGATAGCTTATGGTTAGATGTGTGCATCCATAAAGACCAGTCATCTAGTATTGCAAGTAACCTATCTGTTGTTATCAATTAATCTCCACAAAAACAAGGTATAGTTTCATCTACAAACAGTTGTGCTTGTTCATCATTAAATTTACCCATTTGTGCATAAGTAGGTTTGTCTTTAGCAAACCTAGCACCAATTTTAGCTTCTTGTTTAGCCCACCATTCAACCCTTGATGGTTTTTGTTGTATAAGACTAGCAAGTATTTTAGTTCCTTTTAAAAAACATAAGTCACAATTAGAAGCACCATTAGACTTTGGTAAATCCAAGTCAAAAATATTATTATTCCAAAAAGTCCAAACATCTTTTTCAGTTATTCCATCTTTAGCTAATGGCATAAACTTATCTTCTTGTGTAGATATTTTAGCAACTCGTCTAGGTTCATCTGACCTAATACCAATTAGTGTTGCATATTCTTTAATTCCAATAGACTTTAAATACCTATGAATAGCTTTTACTTTTAATTCTTGAGTGCAAAAACGCATAGATTGGTTTGGTAAAAATTTAGCTTTATCTATTAATTGTTCAAATGGTTTACCATTGCGACTTGCATTATCATAATTTACTATTTTAAAAAATGGTTTAACTTTTCTATATTCTAACCAAGTAATAGGCACATTCCAATTTACAGAGCAATCATTAACAAACTTTAATGTAGCTTCTTCTTCCTTCCCTGTATTGGCAAATATTACCATTGCATCACTAGGCAACCCCCCCCCATTTGACTGCAATACTCGCCACAACATATAAGCAGATGTGCGACCACCACTAAAGCTAATGACTGTAGGTTCTATAATTTTAAATGGGTCACTCAACTGACATCCTTAATTTTACAATGCCACTTTTTCTTTTCGTCTTGATGCCACCCATGCACATGAATAGTCCAACCTGCATCACGAACTGCACCTACATTTTCATGGTCTGCTATCTTCTTAACTCTTGCTGACATATTGCTTGCTGTTGTTGTTTGGACCACTAAAGTTTCTTTTCCTTTTAAACATAAGAGGTCTCCAAAGCCATACAAATCTTTTCTTATGTTCGCCCCAGGTATCCATCTCTCTACAACATCAACAAGGTATCCTTCTTCTCTTAATTTTTTTAGTGATAATTGTGTAGGGCTAGTCGCCATTGTCTACCTTCTGCAACTCACCTGTAGACTTGTTAAGTTCATATTCTTGTAGGTGTGGTGATACATCATCACTACGTTTTTTCTTGTTGAATATTTTATCCCAGTTATATTCAAATACTTCTTTATCTCTTATAGGTCTTTGTGAACTTCCCTTACCCATTACTTTACCTCCAGATGTCCGATAGTAAATAAATATCCTATAGTTCTTCTGTGTGCATTTTCCCATAACTCTATACGTTCTTCTCTGCTTAACTCTTTACCATTATCTATTCTTGCGTGGCACATACTACATAAGTAACTTATGCGATAGTCGTGGGACTTGATGCCTGTGCCTTTGCCATCTCTTAACTGATTAGAGTGTGCTGCCACTATAGTGTCATCCATAATACCGCAATTCATACAGGGTGCATCTTTAGCAAGTTTAAGTAGTTTAGGGTTTCTATAGTTCATTTATTCTTTGTCCTATCCATTTCATTACAGGAACTGCCATAGAGTTACCTAATGCTTTATAGCGTGAACTATCGCTGGATGTTGGTGTATTTGTATAACTATCAGGAAACCCTTGTAATCTTTCACATTCCATTGGAGTAAGTCTGCGAACTTTTAAATTGCTACAAAAACTTTTTGCACCTTTATAATCAGTTGCAGTTAAAGTTGGAAATGTATGTAAGTTTTCATTAGACCATAAATGTATATTACGCTCATCTAATGTTGCATCAATTTTATTTTTTGTTGACTCTAACACTAATGGCTTAATATTTAAGTCTGAAACACCATGAGTAACTGCTACAGTTCCAACACCTGCACTTGTTAAAGTATTAGATGTATCAGTTTCATTTACATATAAACCACCATTAGGTCTATCTTTTCTTGTACCATTTGCATCACAAAATGTTATATTAAATGCAATAGACGGAACATGAGCAGTTGCAGCTAATGGATGACATGGGTCATTAGGTTTAGGATTGCTATAATTATATGGACTTGTAATTTGTGTGGTATCAAAAGGTATTACATTTTTGTAATTGTAAGGTTCTAATACTAGTGGCTTAATGTCTAAGTCTGCCCCACCCATGCCATAAGATGCAGTAAGTGTTTTAGATATAGGTTGTAAATCTATAGCACCAACACTTTCAGTTATCATGTTAAATCCGTCTGCTCTGCTCCATTCGTGGCAAGTTGTTTGGAGGCAGTTAGCAATGCTTGGTATAAAGGTGTTGGAAGTTTCTTGTTTCTCTTTTCTGCTCGGTGTAATATTCCTTTGCAAGCTCTCGGACTCAAATAATACTTTGGCAGCACTTCTCCAGTCTCCAAGACATCCGACAACGAACACACGCTTGCGTCTTTGTGGCACTCCGAAATGTTGAGCGTCAAAAACTCTGTAGGCGAACCCATACCCGAGTTCAGCCATCCCTTTAAGGAGACAGGCAAAGTCCTCTCCTCCGTTACTAGAGAGAACACCTGGGACATTTTCCCATAAAAGCCATTTTGGCTTAAACTTATCTGCAATTCCAAGATAGGTGAGCATGAGGTTTCCTCTTGGGTCTTCAAGACCTTTTCGTAAGCCTGCGACACTAAAGGATTGACAAGGAGTTCCTCCGACCAAAAGGTTGACTGGTTCATTTATATTCCACTCCTTAAATTTTGTCATGTCACCATAATTAGTAACATTTGGATAATGATGTTGTAATAATTGACTAGGGAATTTTTCTATTTCTGAAAAACCAATAGGCTTCCATCCCATGTCATGCCAAGCTACTGTTGCTGCTTCTATGCCACTACAAACTGATAAGTAATTCATTCATCCCATCCCCATCCATAACCTTGCGCCCATATTTCTATCTCTTGTTGGTAAGTTGCCATCTCGCTAGTGGTAAGTTTAGTTGTAGACTTTATAAGCTCTACAGGGTTGCCTGCTATTTCTGTTTGAAAGCGTAGAAACTTATATCCCATGAGTTCGTGTATCTTGTCTTTCTCAACACCTAAATGATTACCTACGCTTGTATATAATTCCCAAAGGCGTAAATTTTGCTCAAGACTCCTGTTAAGTTTTGTATCTGTAACTGTTACACGCCAATGCTTTGTCCAGTCAAGGTTTTTTAACTTCTCTATTAGGTTGGGTAAGTTTGCTTGTGTTAGTGACCATTTTATCATCATGCCATCCTTTAGACTTAATTATTTTACCATCATTAAAAGTAACTTTGTATTCACAATTACCAAATAACTTAAACCAAGTTGTATCTTCAAATTTCATATTGGCTTCTCATAATATCTCATACCTTTAGGTTCATACCATAATGGTATTTTACCTTCCCATTCATAATGTCTTTGCTTACATACATACAAAATACAATCAGGCATTTTTCTTATTTCATCTTCACTATGTTTGCCAGCTTCCATAAGGTCTGTCTTATGCTTATTACGATAAACCGATACTACGTTATCCACTAGGTTAGTCAAGTGTGTAGAACCTGATACTTGATGTTTAGTGGGTGCTTTACCTTCATGCTCGTCACCTTTCCTGGCATGAGCTACAACAAATATATGGCAACCTGTATCTCTTGCAGCTACACATATTTTATCCATAAATAGCTTCTGGTCGTTATAAGCATCTTCAGCTATATCGCCTACCTTCATTAAACTATCTACCACTATAAAATTACAACCGAGCCTCTCAACTGAAAAATAAATAGAACTCAATATCGTTTTGCTAGTGGTCGTGTTTTCTTGCTCGTAAATATATAACTTACCATCTGCACTATTACAAAATTTATTTATGTATTCGTCAGACGGATGATTACTACCTAAAGACTGCCTTATGAACCTAGCGAGTGTAGACTTGGGTTGCATCTCATAACTTGCCACCATGCACTTACTTGTTTTAAGTAAATGTAAAACAATGTAGTTAAGTAGTAGTGACTTGCCAGCTCCACTCCATCCGGTGATTAAACTTGTTTCACCACTACGAAGCATCCACTTATCATAAGTGCTAGACCAAGGTAAAGTCTTTCCACTTTCTACTTCATTATTAAAATATGCTACGACCTGCGGTATGTACTCGCTAGGGTTCTTGATATTGAGATGTTCGTCATTGTTACGACTCTCAAAATAATTTTGAACTGATGCTTCATTAATAACTAACTGTTGCACCTTATCCGCTAATGACATAATGAATATGCCTGTCTTAATCTTTCTGCTGCTAACATAAGTCTTTTATGATCCTCTAGTGGTAAGGTTTTGCCTTTACTTAATTCTATAGAAGCTAATGCCACTAATAATGTTTCATGGCTTACAGTCTTTAAAACAGAGTAAGGGTTAAATGCTTTTCTGACAGGTTTAAAGTCACCCAGACGTTTAGGAACTATATCGTCTAGGCTTAAACCAACATTGCCGAGTATATCAGTTATGCCACATCCAGCAAAACAATTTATAAGGATACGACCATCTGATAGTTGCTTCACCCCAAGTGAAGCATTTTTGTCATTATGAGCAGGACATAAGCATTGGTATTCATTCTCACCAGACTTATATGCTTTTTCAAAGTAGCCTATTATTTCATGGATATTCATACTAAACCTATCCTATCCTCTACTCTACTATCCTCTACTCTATCTTCTCTTCTCTCTTTTACTCTACTCTCTTCTACTCTATCTATGGTAGCAGTCTGATAACATTCTGCTAACCAACCCTTGTTAAATAAACTCTTTGTCATTTTCTCAATGAATTCAATAGGATAGTGAAGCCTGAAAGAAATATCAAAAGTATTAGGTAAATTGCCATTGTTTTCAGAAGCCAAGCACCAAAACTTAAAAAGTAAGGCTTGTTCCTCATGGGATAACTTAAAGAAATTAACATCATTGATTAGGTCTGTGCCATAAACCTTAAACCATAGCATTTTCTTTTGGTGACGTGGGTTCTTGGGGGTGTAAAGGTTAAACTTTTCCCAATTCTTAACTTTATACATAGTGCCTCCTTAAAATATAGCCTTTAGAACTTATCACGCCTAATTTTAAAAGTAAATAGCTCTATGTTAAATAATTGTTAAAATAATTTGCTTTTATGTTTTAAAAGGTTTACTGTTCAATTATGGATAAATTAACACAACAAGCAATATTTGAATGTCTAACCTTTGACTTGTGCGAACAATATGAGTTTTTTAATTTAGATAGAACAAAAGCATATAAACGGATGTATAAACTTTTATTAAAACTTGGAGCTAAAAAATGAAAATTAAAACAATGATAGTAACTGCAATAGCTTTTTGGTGTTATGTAGCCTTATGTCTTTATGTAATGGGTAAGTTATCTGGAGCAATATAATGGATAGGTTCTTTAGAATTATTATTAATGAAAGGCTACAAAGAAAGTTTACACAAAGGTTTTATTATTTGGTAAAGTGGTATTTAATAATATTTTGGAGTTATTTTATATGTCGCTTCTTATAGTAGATGTATTAAAAGAATTACGCAGATGCACAGCAGAGCTTAAAGAGTCTAATGATAAATGGGAAGCCAAAGAACAAATGGCTTTAGAACAATATAACTTGGAGCAAGGATATGAGCCAACAACAATTTTACGATCAGGTGATGATGCAACAGCACCAACAACAATTACAACAACCGGAGAGAAAGATGAGTAAACAAGGCGTAGTAAATATTAAAGGCAAAGACTACAAGACAGTTGCTTTAAGAGTTCAGGAGTTTCGTGAGCAGTTTCCTAATTACTTTTTGACTACTGAAATAATTAAGATAGATGACGAACAATGTATTGTTAAAGCGTATGCAGGTATTCATAGAGAAGATGGCACAGTTCAAACCTTTGCTACCGGTCATGCTCAAGAGTTCCGTAAAGCATCTCAAATTAATGGCACTTCCTATGTTGAGAATTGTGAAACATCAGCTATTGGAAGATGTTTAAGTGCGTTAGGTTTATCTGGCACAGAGTTCGCTTCCGCTAATGAAGTAGTCAATGCTATACATCAGCAAAATAATAAAGTTGTTAGTGGGGACTTTATATAATGGAACAACGCACAGATGAGTGGTTTCAAGCTAGGTTAGGTAAGGTCACCGCTAGTCGTATTAGTGATGTCCTTGCCAAGACAAAGACAGGTTACTCTATTAGCAGGCAAAATTACCTGGTGCAACTTGTAACTGAAAGGCTTACAGGACAAAAAGCAGACTCATTCTTTATGAACCAAGCTATGCAAGATGGTGTAGATAGAGAGCCAATTGCTCGTAAACTTTACGAAGTATTAAATGATGTTATAGTGACAGAAGTAGGTTTCTATGACCACCCAAGAATTGCTATGAGTGGTGCTAGTCCAGATGGCTTATTGCCTGAATTATTGGTATTTGGTATAGGTTTGGTAGAGATAAAATGTCCTATAGAAACGACTCATACTAATACCTTAATGAGTAAAAAAGTTCCTAGCAAATATATACCACAGATACAATGGCAAATGGCTTGTGTTCCTAATGCAAAGTTTTGTGACTTTATAAGTTATAATCCAAACTTTCCACCAGAGATGCAGCTCTTTGTTAGTAGGGTAGAAAAAGACTTACAGTATGTTTTGGAGTTAGAAGCAGAAGTAGAGCAGTTTTTAAAAGAAGTAGATCAAGCAATTTTACAACTGAAGGAGTAATGTATGGCAGAGTTATATGATAATACGAATAAGATGGCAGGTTGGCTAACTGAAAAAGATGGTAAAAAATATATTTCTATATCAGGTAATGTAGATGGTATTGAAATTAGTGGTGCATTGTATAAGAATGATATTGAACCTGGCTCTAAAAGACCGCAGTATTCAGGACCTATTAGAGTTAAAGCAGATACACCTAAAGCTGCTGTTGAAGGTGCAGACGTGGTAGATGGTGACATCCCTTTTTAGGGGGATGTCGTTATCCATTACTTGTTCATTACATACATTGTAACTTCAAAGCCAAAACGCATTTCTGTAGCTGCTGGAGTTGTCCACATAATATTTATCCTTAATAGTTAATATGAGCTTATATTATCTCATGGGAACATAAAAAAGAAATAGAGAAAACCATTAATGTCTAGTTCTAATATGCTACGAATAGAAGCAAGTGCAGCATTAAGAACTGAATTAGTTAATATGCCGGAAGGAAGGCTTTACATGGCTATACTGACACAAGTTTTAAATGATGTATTTCATAGTAGGAGTGGGTTTCACATACAACGTGCAGCTCTTGAGTGGCTATTAAGAAAAGATAACCCTATGCGTGACTTTGCATTACTACTTGCAGAGATAGATGAAACATATATTATAAAAAAGGTTAAAGCTAAAGTGGGTCATCAAGGCTATCACGAACTAACAAAGCTAATAAATGGACATTAACCAATTAGAACTAGATGTTAATTGTTACGCCCAGGCGGTGTACCATGAAGCTAATACTCAATCACTAGAGGAAAAGGTAGGTGTTATAAATGTTATCCGTAATCGTGTTAAGTCTAATCGTTGGGGTCATGATGTATGTGATGTTGTTTACGCTAATGGTCAGTTTTCTGTTAAGGGAGAAAGCCACCACCCAGTTGATCGCAAAACTTATCTTCAAACTAAATTATTGGTTCTTGACACAATTGTTTTTAATAAACATACTAACCCAGTTGCAAACGCTTTATACTTCCATGATGACTCGATACCACCAAAAGAAACGTGGTACGGAAAAAGAAAAATAATACATATAGGAAGGATGGTATTTTACTAATGAGAAAAATAACAGACGAAGAAATTATTACAGCAATCAATGAATATATGCGTATTCATCCAGACGCTAATAGGACTAAAATTATTATTAAAGCTAAAGGTCCGCAAGAAAGAATTAGGAAACTTATTAAAGAGGGTAGGATTACATTACCCACCCCTTTGCGTAGTGGATGCAATAGTGGTTGGAATAGACGTTTTACATGAAGCCATTAGCTTACCTAGTAGAAGAATTTGACGCAGAAGGTAAGTTAGTCAGGTCTATGCTTATGGCATCAGAACCTAGAGAGATGTCTTGGTTTAAAGACTTAAAGTCCAAGATGCACAATGTGACTATTACACCTCTTATTCCAGACACCGCTAATATTATTAAGGTAACCAATGTTAAAAAATATGATAGCAGTCGCTTTGTTACTGGGTTATAAATGCAAAAAATATTAGATGTTATAGTATGGTTGTTAGTTGTTGGCTCTATGGGTTGGTTTGCTTATGGATGTTACGCATTAATTAATTTATTTTTTATAAGGGGATAGTTATAATGGATATGGTAAATAGACCACCGCACTATGTTCAAGGCGGTATAGAAACAATAGATGTCATTCAAAGTAGACTCACTAAAGAAGAATTTGTGGGTTATCTAAAAGGCACAAAGATGAAGTATGACTTACGTTATCCGTTTAAAGGTGACATTGAAGGCGACCTAGCCAAGTCAGAATGGTTTAGGCATAAGTTGATTGAAACTTTAAGAGATGAAGATGCAGTAAACCCACCTGAAATTGAAGCTCAATTAGTGAGGAATGATGATGAATAATAAAATATATTTAGTATTTATTGTGGTGATGGCAGCATTAGCTATCTATTCAACAGAAAAGGCTTTTGGTGAAACGACTACTATATTTTCGCCAGATGGTAGTGTTACAGTTTGTATGACCAGTTCTAGTGGGATTGTTGTTTGTGTCTAATTTAGGCATGAGAAATAGTAATGCCAAGTTTATAGACTTTGGCTTTCTACAAGGTGCTATAGAAGATAAGCCTACTATTATGCCCACTAATTTAGATATGGTGCTGTGTAAGAGTGGCAAAGCGTTTCTGGTTGCAGAATGGAAGCACGAAGAAGAAGTATTACCTATGGGACAGAAGATCGTTCTAAAGGGCTTGGCAAAGCAGGATAACTTTACTGTTATTTTGATATATGGTCATAGTGATAATGACCGGATGGAAGTAGGTAAGTTCTACCAAGTAACACAAGATAGTCTTATTTATCTTGATAGTGGAGTAGATGCTTTAAAGAGTTATATTAATAGTTGGTGGCAAATAAGCTAGGAATGCCATTTAAACGCATTTTAAGCTAGCCTGGGCGCATCTTTAGGCATTAAGTAATACCATATACCCTTTTATTGTAGGAATGTCTTGTAGACGCTTGGCAGAAATTTTAGCAAACCATTCTTGACAAAATTCAAAGTCTTTCCCAGTAAGCCATTTAGCCTCACAATAAAGCATATATTCCTTACTATAATTGTCAACTATTGTGCCATCTATCAGGGTTATATCAGTCATCCAATTCAGGAACTTCTGAATAAACAGAGTCGCAAGTGATCTCTATATAAGTGCCATCATTAAGGGTTATGTTCAGTTGGCTATTCTCATAGTAGGCTTCTGCTTCTACAATAGTCTTACCTACAATGTGCTGACATAATGCTTCAATATCCATTATCTTCCTTATATGCTGGTAACCAACTCGTTGTAATTCTTTTCTGACTTCACAGACTTGCTCCATGACCCACACTCCGAACATTGGTATCGTTGATATTGTCGTGTAGCTGTAATTGCAAACCCACGTTTATGTAATTTACTAGAATTGCAACTTGGACATACCATGCTTTTAGAATAAGCATTGTGATTAGGATGTGACTTTATCCATCCTTTAAAGCGGTTATAAACTTTCTCTAAAAGAATAACGTCATTCTTATTATATTCTTCCATTGTTTTCCATGCCTTGCGGTCATTGTTCATACATTTAAGCCAAAGCTCATGACCTTCATGTGCTGTCTTTTTACCTAACCCTAATGCTTGTGCTACATAGTCAAGTTTGTTAGATACAAACCTAAACTGCCTACGAGCTACCTGAAGTAAGTCTATCTGTTTAGAAGGTGCTGGAGGGTTCATACCTGCTAATAAAAATTCTTTGTGTAAGATAGGGATGTCAAACCTAGAACCATTATAGTGGACTATGGCATCAGCTTCATCTAATAACTTGTGAACTGAATTAAGCATGGCTTTTTTATCTGACTTATATACAGAGTCAAACATAATTTTAGACTCACCATACCACTTGGCTGCATAGCAAAGAGTGTAAGATGATTCTAGTAATTGGTTGATAGAAATGTTCTGGTCAAAGATACCCCAAACGTGAGCAGTATTTGGTGCGACCTCTATATCAATAAGTAATATTTTCATAATAACTTATCATATACTACGAAATGGTTATGGATACTGTTTTGTTTTCTTTAAGTTTATCAAAGAATTTCTTATAAGCTATTTTAGAGTTACCTATGAAGTCTTTACCTGCCCAGGTAGATCCAAGTAATATACATCCATCTGTATCTGCTGAAGTGTTGCCTGCATGGATACGAACACCTGTAAAGTCAGGAACGTCTAGTATATGTGGCATATCTTGTTTAAAGCGTGTGGATGCGTCTATGATAAGTTTATATGTACCAATAGGGATAGCAGTCTTACCTATTACTTTAGTGCCATTTCTCACTGCATCCTCTAGTGTGTAGCACTCATAAACTCCATCTACATACATCTTGCCTACAGTATGCGTATCTTTAAACTCAAACCTTTTTACTTCAATTAACATTTTTATCCACATAATGTAAGGCTTGTGTTAAGTATTGCATGGCATACATAAATACTAAAGAAAAGCCCATAGCACTAAATAACAAAGCTACTATTAATAATTTAAGGATAGTTAAACCTATCCAGTTAAGTATGTTTAAAACTATCATTTTTTAAGTGTCAGGTACATTCTTTCGCCAATGACGAATGACATACAAGCTCCAGTCATATCTAGGAATACTGCTACTACAGCAGCACCTACAACATCAGGGTTGAATACCACTATAGCGGTAAATATCATAATGGCACTAATGATGATGTATCTGAATGAAGCACGAAGGTCTATTATCCATTTAGAAGGTTCGCCAGTAGGGTTATCTAGTGACGCTAAAGCCTGTAGCTTCTCTGCTTCTGCTTTCATAAGCTCTATGCGTTCTGTAATGTTTTGTGGTTGTCCACCTGCACCACCTGTAAACTTTGCTATAAGACCTCTAGCACCATCAGCAAATGCTGGCACTAAAGCAGGTAAGATTAAACTAATTAAATTAAACATTAAAGCTCCTTTGGGTCAAAGCCAAGATGATTAGCTACACGCTTTTGTAGTTTTAAAAATAAGCCTTTATGGCTAGTGTATTTTTCTGTTTTAGGTGCTTCAATGTAGCATATCATGTGGATAATTTCATGTGCTAGGGTCTTCATAACTGTGTCTAAATGTCCACATTTTGCAGTAGAAATAGTAATGGTATGTGGCTCACCTGCTTCTGGTGGTTCATATTGTCCATACATACTTGAGTCATGCACCACTAAAAATTCTACTGTAGATGCAGGCGGAA